GAAAGGATTGACGCACCACCTATCGCAACACGATAACTTTACGCTATCTATTAGTAGGAGCTAAATAACTATTGCCCTGTTGATTAGTAACCGAAAGTAGATAGCTTGTAGCACATAGGACAATGGGTGTTATTTTCGTTAGAAGCGAATTAACCCTCTCTGGATAACATCATTAGATGTCTTGTGTGTTACAAGCTATCTATAAAGATAAGCAAAAGAAAGGGATATATGACAGATATAAAAGATATAAAAGTTGAAAAGATAACTGTGTATATTGCTAGTACTCAGGGGTATGATAATCTAACAGACATTATTGATACCTTAAAGAGTGAAAGCAGAAGCACAGGAAGTTATACTCTTATAGATTGGGAAGAACCAATAGAGTATGAGTTAGTAGAGAAAGGGGAATAATGCCGGGTATTACATTTATGGATATGGACGGTAACGAAATATCTTATGACTTGACAGAAGTAGATACTTCAGACGAGGGCATAAAAGATTTAGTTAACAATTCATTTAAACAATTACGTGACAAGAAGAAAGACAAGTAATGTTTGATTGTATTTATTGTAAAGAAGAGACATTTTACATTGATGGTATTGACATATGTCACGAATGTTATTTAACAATACATCAAATAGAGTTAAGAGGAGTTGCTCAATGAACACAGGATTATTTATTCTAGTTGTATTACTTGCTGTAGCTTGGTGGATTTCAAGCGAAGTTCACAGGTTACAAGCTAACAAGCAAGAACAATTAGATGATGAGTTAGCACTTGCAAGAATTGTAGGTGTGTTAGAGGAGTAACATATACCCCTTATGTATGGTACGCTAACTAGCCCTCTTTGGAGGGCTTTTTAGTATGTAAAATAAATTTTAAAAACCACTTAACAAAAGTTAAATAACTTTACTATAATAAAACTATGAGTACAACAATACTTGATGTGCCTAAAGAATGTAACACGATTGCAGTTCTTTATCACGGTAACGTAGTACAGTTTGCATCTACAAAAGATGCGATGCTGTTCTGTGAAAAGATGAGACTACGAATTACAGGAAGAGATACACAAGGTAATGTATATCTCATCAAAGCACAAAAAGAAGACAACACTTTATAACAACTAAATAAGAAAGGAGCATCGTGGACGATGTGAAACTACTAGCTAGTGCTAGAAAAAACATAACAACAACACAAATGAAACACGAATATGATATGTTATTTGATGCGTTACGAGAAGCATCAACAGAATTAAATCAAATCAAAGAGTTAGAAAAGACTTGGATTAATACAAGAAACCATATTATTAATCGTTTATATCACGAACACAAAGTAAGTATGCAGAAGATTGCAACTGTTTGTGGTATTACAAGACAAATGGTGCATTACATATGCACTGATAAAAAGAAAGAGGTAATCAATGGCTAAGTTTAATCTAAATGATTATGAATTAGTTGAAGACAGGCTCAAGAAGTTTTGGAAAGATAATCCAAACGGACGAGTAGAGACAGAGGTAGTACACATTACTGATGACGGTAGCTGTGTAACTGTAAGAGCTTTGTGCTACAAAGATATAGAAGATATAAACCCAGTAACAACTGGTATTGCACAGGAAACTAAAGGTCAAGGTGGCTTCGCAAATGCTGACGCTTGGATGGAGAACTGTGAGACTTCTGCTATTGGTAGAGCATTAGCTAACTGGAACTATCAAGGAACTGGGAAGAAGCGTCCTAGTAGAGAGGAGATGTCAAAGGTTGAGAAAAAACCGGCAACAAAAAAAGAAGTAGTACAAGAGACTACGACACTCCCTTCTAAAATAAGCACAACAGCTATGAAATCACTTGTCCTTAGTATGTGTAGTGATGACAAGAACTTTGCTAAGAAGTGTTACGAAACAAGTATGACACGTCTTACAATGGACAAAAGCATCGGCACAAATGTAGAAGAGTGGAGTAGCGAAACAGTAGATAAGTTTATATTACTTGTTGAAACATATGTTACTAAATTCAAAGCTGAGTTTGAAGAGAGAGCAGGCAACGATAAAATAACAAATGACATCATTGAAAATTTAGATGCTGTCAATCAATTAGATAAATCTAACACTGATGATGTGTTAGTAGTAGGAGAAGATATGGACTTTAGTAATGATGATTGGAAAGCAGGTAAAGAAGCAGACCCTATGACAGAAGCACAACAAGGTTTCTTAGAGGGTTTGATTACACAGTGCATTGACAACGGTAAAGATGAACTGGCTGCTGAAGCAAAGCAATACATTAACTCAGACAACACAAGCAAAGTAACTTGTTCAGATATGATAAAAAAATTGAAAGATGCGTTGTCTTAGTTGTAACGTTGGAGAGTATGACATATACGGACAACCAAGTTACATAATAAATAATTATTGTAAAGAATGTAGGAGAGTAATAGATGTTAACACAGACAGAAGTAATTAACAGATGGAATGATATACATTTATTTGACGAGCCAATAGTTGAGGTAGAGGATAATCCATTCTCTACCTATGACGCTCAAAGCAGTCAATATATTGTAGAGATTAAATCAAGAGACAAACTGTATGACAGTTGGATAATAGAAAAGTATAAGTTTGATATTAACTTTGAAGACAGTGTGAGAACAGGAAGAGATTTTTTGTATATCACAGAGTATAAAAGAAAGTTATTAGTTTGGAATTTGAACGATTTAGTTGCAGTTGATTATGCTTTTAACTGGCACAAAAGATGGCTTCCAAAGACAACAGACTTTGAAAACAAAGAAAAAGTATTAAAAGAAGTAGGATACCTACTTACTAGTTATGCTAGAGAATATTAAGGAGAATATATGATTGATGTAATGATAAGTAAAGCAACAGTTCCTATGTTGCTTCACGAACTATTAACAAGACAAGGTGATGATGGTAATGTATTGTTTAATGCACACTCTGTACCAATAGCAGGTAATAAAGTAATGCTAACTGCAATTACACCTAACTTTACTATGACTTGGATTCCTGAAGCACCAAAGGAAGAAGAAGAATGACAGCTATTAAAAATCCCTGCAAAAGATGTGGTCAAAAATTATCTATTGGTTGGAGAAATGGTGATAAAGATGAAGACTTAGTTGCTTGTCATAATTGTGAACGTCAATGGGAAATTGCTGACTACTATGGAGAACATTAAACTATTTTGTAGTTATCCCAACCGTCCTTATCTATTGTAAAGGTAAGGACACCCGGCTTACTCCACATCCCAGTCCTTGCAGTAAAATCTATACTTGCATCTATTGAAGGACATTGAAACCAAGTTCTATTACCCTGCTGCATCATACGAGGGTGATGAAAATGTCCAGTAATTAAAATCTCAGCATCACCAACAGGAAAGTCACCAAACATTTGTCCTTGCCACCACTTCATTATCTTACCTTCAGGTCCTGTACCGCCTGCGTGCATATGTCCGTGTGTAAAACCTACTGTTGTGTTTTTAATCTTTAATGTATGATGAAAGCCTTCCGGTATTGACACCTCTACTTTGTCATAGCGTGGGTTCTGCTCCATAATCTCACCACATATTTCTAAGTGCATAGTGTCAGAGTTATCTAATCTTGATGTAACTACCTGACCTTTGCCACTACGAGCTTGCTCACCGTGGTTAGCGGGAACTCCGGATAATACAATCTTGTTTGCATACGGTAAAAATGTATCAACAGTTTTCATAATTAGTTTTCTTGCTAGGTGATACTGTTGAGATAGGTTTAAAGATATATTATGAGGTTGTGAATCGTAGAATCCATAACAACCTTCGGTCAAATCACCCATAGATAGCAAATAAATTTCGTCTACGCTACCTAGTGACCTAACCTCTTGTACTGCTCTCTCAAGTGCCTTATCGTATCTCTCAAGAGTTTTTTCTACTCCTAAGTCAACTTTTCCTAACTGCCAGTCACTTAAGGTAAATATGTAGGCTATGTCACCTTTGTGTTGTTTTTTCTTTAGAGGTTTTTTCTTTGATACTTCTTTAAGAAGTTTGTTGTACCACTCGTCACGAGCAGGATGTCTTCGTCTAACAATACCTTTAAAAGCATAAAATGTTTCTACATTTCCGCCTTTAATTTGTGTGTTCCAGGAGCTAGCCCTAACTTTACCTTCTATTTCGTAATGTTTAGGGTCAAATCCCCACTCTCGTAGGATAGAATCAAACTTATTCTTATAGTTAGGGTCAGTTCCTATGTGTGTTATTTCACCGAGACCTGATTGCTCGTCAAACTCAGCTGACGGTTGCCATCCGGAACGGTAATAGTTATTACCTAAGTCTTTCTTATCAGTCATATGCAGCCTTTCTGTTAATACTATTATACAGTAAGGCTAAGACCTTTTCAGCTACTTAGTAATTTGTTTTTTTGCGTATGTCTTGATGACTGCAAGTGCAGCACCACCACCAGCTAATGCAGCTAACTGAATTGTTTCAGCTTCTACACCAACTAATGGAGCAACTGTTAATGCACCAATGAACGCTTCAATGAAGGTCCAGGCAGTTCTTTCAAGCATATCTTTGAGGTCTACACTCATTCTATACTCCCACGATTCTGACCAAGGTGTCCACCATAAGTCCTTCTTGAACTTACCATCTTTGTCTCTTGCTCTTTTAAATCTTTCAAACATTATGTTATCAATCTCCCTTTCAACATAGCATTACCTATCAAAACATTACCATTTATTTCCTGTAATTTATCGTAAACTGTGGTAGCTAAAACAGTATGGTCTTTAGCTTTGTTGTCTAGTTCTTTTTCTAATAATTTATTAATTGTTGTGTATTCTATGGTTACATCTTTGCCTTGTAGTAATTGATTAGCCACTTTTGAATACATTTTTTTGTACGCTACTGTACTTGAACCTATAAAACCATCTTTACTTATCTCTAAATCTTGTTGTGTTTCTCCTACAATTAAACAACCTGATGTATGTTCATCAGTATTGCCTGTGTGTATAAGTATATAGGTAAAGTTAGGCACATCTTGTATGTGTAACATACCATAGTGTGCGTTCTTGTATCTCTCTGAATACTTTGCGTGAAAGCCACCTGTTTTTCTAAACTTAATATCATAAGTTCCCTCTGGTATGCAGGTCTCGTGCATAACTTTTACTGCTTGATACTGGTCCTCTAGTGTATAACACTCAAAAATACCATTTATAAATAGCAACCCATTAGTTGCATCTGTTCCAAATTGTGTTCTAACTACAGTTAACTTCACCTATACCTCCATACTTACTATTACATATGGTAATGTATGTACCAGCATCATTAATGTAGG